GCCCGGACAGATTCCCTCCTAGCGATCCCGAAGAGGACCAGCCGGATCCGATCACGCCGGGACCGGATGATCCTGTCTGGGATCGCTGCGAATGGCTCCGACAGTTCCGGGAGGTTCCGGAGAACGCGTCGTGGCCGCGTCTGATGTCGCTTCCGCATCCGCGGGCTGTCGGTTCGTATGGCGCGCAAGTGACTGTCCACGCGGCGGGTCGTGGGATAGAGCTTCGTTGGTGGCAGCGTCTGATGATGACGCGGCTCCTGGAGCATGACGTGGACGGTTCGCTCGTTTGGTTCGATGCGTTTTGTTCCACGGCCCGGCAGGTGGGGAAGTCTGTCGGTCTGCGTGAGCTGTCGATGTGGCGGATCGGGGCGGCTCCGGCGTTGTTTGAGGCGGAGCAGACAGTCCTCCACACGGGCAAGGATCTGTCTTCGTGTCGGGAGGTTCAGCGTCCAGCTCGGATGTGGGCGCACGAGCGGGACGTGGACGGATGGGCTGTCCGGGAGGGCAACGGGAAGGAGGAAGTCACTGCGCCGAACGGTTCACGTTGGCTGATCCGCGGACGCGGCTCTGTGTACTCGTACACGATCGCGCTCGCTGTCGTGGACGAGTCGTGGGGAGTGGAGGCGTCCATCGTGGAGGACGGGCTAGAGCCGACGTTGACGGAAGTCGATAACGCGCAGCTCGTCATGTTCTCCACTGCGCATCGTCGCTGTACGTCGCTTGTGCCGTTGCGTCGCGGTGCGCTCCTCGCGTCGTATGAGGATGACGACGAACCGACGTCGCTCCTCCTGGAGTGGTCGGCTCCGCGGGATGCGGAGATCACTGATCGGGAGGCGTGGCGTCTCGCGTCTCCTCACTGGACTCCGCGTCGGGAACGGATGCTCGCTGCGAAGCTGCGTCGCGCGATGTCCGGTCAGTCCGCGGATCCCGACGAAGACGATCCGATCGAATCTTTCCGCGCGCAGTACTTGAACGTGTGGCCGCGTCGCCGCTGGGTCGCGTCGTCCGACACGGAGCCGTTGACGGATCGGGACTCGTGGCGTCATCTCGCGGACATACACGTCGGACCTCCGGACGGTCCTGTCGTCGTCGCGATTGACGACTATCTCGGACTCCGTGCCGCAGCTTGTGCGTCCGCGATGTTGCCGGACGGACGACTACTCGTGTGGGGCGGAGAGTTCGATAACGCACAAGACGCCTACTCGTGGGCGAGCTTCGTCACTGGGAGACGCGAGGGGGCCCGCGTCATCATCGGTCGTTCGTTGCTCGTCTCGGATGCGGAGGAGTGGCTGCCTGACGTCCAGGTAGAGAGGGCGGCGTCCGCTGCGACGGGCACCGGATTGCCGCTCCTCCGTTCACTGATCCGCGCGGGGAAGATCGCACACGACGGAGATCCGTCTCTAGAGACACAAGTGACGACAGTCGGACTGTCACCCACGATCAACGGCGGACTGACGCAGGCCCATCGCGGCGTCCGCGCGGATCTCCTCCACGCGCTCGCGTGGACTGTCGCAGCGACAGCGCAGCCCGCTGACGAACCGCTCGCGTTCTACGTCTACTAGGGAGCTGACATGACTTCTATCCGCCGCGCGTCTCCACAGACAGCGCGTCGCAAGCTCGCGGGATTGAACGTCCCTACGGGACAGCGGACGTCCCGCTTCGGGAACGCTAGAGACTGGGCGTTCCTCACAGGCTCGCCGTACCCGGATACGCCGCCGTGGGCGACAGAAGCGGAAGCGATGGGACTCCCGCCGTTCGGTCGCGGTGTCGCGCTCCTGTGTAACGCGATCGCAGGCACCCAGTGGTACGCGAAGCGCTGGGATCCCGAAGCGGGAGTGGCGCTCCGACTCGCGGACCAGCCCGCGATCCTCACGGATCCAGATCCCGCGTCCGATCCCTGGCACTATCGCTGGGCAGCTACGGAGGATCTGATCCTCTACGGGAACCATCTCGCGCTCTACGGCGATCTGGACTATCGGACGCTCCGTCCAGGCTGGCTCGCGCCGCTCCCCGCGGATGACGTGTGGATCATCATCGATCCCGAAACATCCATGTTCAACTTCACTGTCGGCGGCGAGATGCTGACACCGGATCAAGTCCTCCACGTCTCCGCAGGCAACCGATCCGGCGAAGTCCTGGGACGCGGCGTCCTCCGCCAGTACGGCGAATGGCTCGGCGGCGCGATCGCAGCGGAACTCCACGCAGGCTCGTACTTCGCCGGAGGAGCACTCCCGCCCGCTGTCCTCCAGTCCCCGACGATCCTCACGCAAGATCAAGCGACGGACCTCAAAACGAAGTGGCGGGAGATGACGTCCACACGAGAGCCTGTCGTCCTCCCCAACGGCTACGTCCTGACACCGATCGTGTCTAACGCGGAAGAGGCGCAGCTCGTCCAGTCCCGACAGTGGAACGCGTCCGCTGTCGCGATGATGCTAGGGATTCCGTCGTACAAGCTCGGTCTCCAGGGCGCATCGATGACGTACCAAAACATCGAATCCGCAGACATCGAATGGGTCCGCGACAGCGTGGATCGCTACGCGGGCGGACTACAAGCCGCGTTCTCCAAGTGGCTGATGCCGCGCGGCACGGACGTCGCCTGGGACTACTCCGGACGGATGCGCGCGGACGCGAAGACGACAGCGGACGTCCTGTCCACGTTGCTCGGATCCAACGTGATCACGATCGATGAAGCGCGATCCATGATCGGACGCGCACCGCTGGAGCAATCGATAGACGCAGGCGAGACGCCGGACGGCGTCCCCGAACTCACACCCGCGGAGGTGCCGTCATGAGTGAACTCATCATCAACCGCGCTACGGGCGCGATGGAGCCTGTCGGGGACGGCTGGACAGTGGACGGACTCGCTGTCCCGTACGACAGGGAACAAGAGGTTTCCGACGACGGCGGCGCGACGACGTACCTGGAGGCGTTCTCGTTCGGCGCGTACTCCCGCGACGTCACGAAGGGCGGACGCTGGGTCAATCTGATGATCGGCCACGCAGGCGACGACGGGGATCGCTTCCTAGGACGCTGCGTCTCGCTCGTGGAGGAACGCGACGGACTCCACGCATCCTTCCGACTGGACAGGAGCAATCCACAAGCGGAAGCCGCACGAGCTGGAGAACTCACCGGCTGGTCAGTCTCCGCGCGTGTCTATCGCTCGCGCTCCGTCCAGCGCGACGACGGACGTCGCGTCGTCTATCGCGAAGTGTGCGGACTGTCCCACGTCGCAGCGACACCGCGTCCGCAGTACGCCGGAGCAGGCGTCACAGTCGCGCGGGACCACGAGCTGATCATGGCCCCATCCCCGACACCGCGACGCGACGACTTGCGAGCGTTCCTGGACTCGCTCCGTTGACGCGACGAGACGCGCGGGACGTCGCGCTCTGGGACGTGGACACACATCGCGTCCCGCCGCGCGTCCGCGACCTCGAGGTGGGACCCGTCTCCGTCGCGGACGTGGACGAGTTCGCGCATCGCTTCCACTACGCGGGATCCGCGGGATCCGCGCTCTGGAGATACGGACTCTGGCACGACGTCACACTCTGGGGAGTCGTCGCGTTCAACCTCCCGACACGATCCGTCTGTGACTCCGTCTTTGGTCCCGAACACTGGGAGCACGTCGTCCACATGGGCAGGCTCGTCCTCGCGGACAACGCTCCGCGGAACTCAGAGTCACGTCTGATCGGGGGAGCGCTCCGCGAGCTGGCACGCGATCAGTCACACGTCTGGGCTGTCGTCACGTACGCAGCGACGGACGTCGGACATCTCGGGTACGTCTATCAAGCGACTAACGCGATCTACACAGGAACGGGCGGAGATCCGATCTTCCACACAGACAAGGACGGCGTCCGACATGGGACGTACTTGTCCGGTCACGTCAACGCGGAACGAGCTGCGTCGCTGGGCTGGACGCGTCATCGCGGGGAAGGGAAACACAGATACGTCTACGTCCTGGGGAGCCGGACGCAGCGGAGACACAGACTCGCGCTCCTCCGCTTCCCCGTCCTCCCGTATCCGAAGGAAGTCACGTCCCTGGACGGGCTAGAGCTGGAGGCGTAGCGTCCTACGGCTGCCAAGCGAGAGCCGCCACCCGGCGCCCGGATCACCCGCCACCCGACCAACGAACACGAGTCGCCACCCGGGGATCTGACAGACAGTGGGCAAGCCGCCACCCGGCCGAGAAGTCATCGGACGAGAGGCCCGCTGCCATGGGCGCATATCTGGATCGGCTACACGCGGAATACGACGAAGTACGCGACGGGATCGAAGCGATCGTCTCCCGCGCGGCGGAGGAGAACCGCGACGTCAACGACTCCGAAGAGGAGCAGGTCAACCGCGACCGTTCCCGACTGGACTCCCTACAGACCGCGATTGCGAATTACACGGAGCTGGAGACGCAGACGAGCAACGTCGCGAACCTCCGACGCTCGCTCCCTTCCGCTCCATCCGTCCGGACGACAGGCGTCCAGCCGGAGGAGTACGACATCTGTCGCGAGTTCCCGACAGCCGGGGACTACGCAGTCACGCTCCATCGCGCTATGGCGCTCCGCGATCCCGCTGCGATCGAAAAGATCCAGCGCGCGACGGACCATCAGAAGCTCGCGGATAACCCTGGGATCGTCCCCCGGCCCGTCCTGGGACCCGTCCTGGGTGCGCTGGACACCGCGCGTCCCTTCATCAATTCCATCACCCGACGTCCGCTCCCCGCGGGATCGTTCGATCGACCCGTCATCACGCAACACGTTCTCGTGGACAAGCAGGCGGCGGAGAAGGATCTGACCGCTAGTCAGAAGATGACGATTGGGAAGATCCCCGTTGCCGCGGACACGTTCGCGGGTCATCTCAACATCTCCCGGCAGGACATCAAGTGGACCTCGCCGGGGATCCTTCAGATCGTCTTCGAAGACTTCGCCGCCGTCTACGCGAACGCGACAGACAACGAAGCGTGCGAAGACTTCGCCGCGTCCGTCGTCAACACAGCTCCGATCGCGACGTGGGACGCCGCGGGGATCTTCGATGCTGTGTTCAGTGCCGCAGCGGACGCTATGGCGGTCGCCGCGAACACTGCGCCGGACACCGTGTGGGTCTCTCCGGACGTGTGGGGACGGATGGGCGGACTCACGACGTCGGAGTCTCCACTCTTCCCTGGCATCAACCCTGGCGGCGGATCCGCGCCGGTAGGGATGCGTCTCGTCGTGGACAAGAACTTCCCGGCAGCGACGATGATCCAGGGACCGTCCCGTTACGCGGAGTGGTACGAAGACGTGGATGGCCTCATGCAGGTTGGGGAGCCGGACGTCCTGGGACAGCTCGTCGGCTACGCAGGTTTCGCCGCCTTCGTGAACATCCTCCCGGACGCGTTTACAAAGTTCACCGTTCCCGCGCCCGTCGTCGCTTCGTCGTCCAGCTCGTCCACGTCCAGCAAGTAGACGAGTCCCTGATGTTGGATCTCGCGACTGTCCGCGCGTACGTCCAGGTCCCGGCCACTGCGCTGTCGGATGAGGACCTCACGCGGATGATCGCGGCTTGTTCCGACGATCAGGCCCAGCGGTGCGCTTGGACGGATCCCCGCCCGGAGAGTCTGGATCAGGCGCTCCTCCGCCGTGTCCAGAGGGAGATCGCGGCGCGCAATCTTCCTCTGGGCATGGTCGGACTGGACGCGATGGAGTACGGACCGGAAGCTCTGTCCCGCTATGACTCGCTCGTAGACGAGCACGAGCGCGCGTATCGAATCCCGGTGCTGGGATGAGTCTCGCCCGTCCGGAGTCCAGGACACGCGCACAAGACACGCGCTCCGCGATCGTCGCTGCGCTCGCGACAGTCACGGGGATCACTGCGTATCCCGTTGTCCCCGACCAAGCGACAGCCGGAGCCGCGTGGCCGAAGTGGGTGCAGACGACGTACGACGGACCTCTCTGCACCCTCGCCCGCGACACATACGAAGCGCTCGTCACGCTCCCAGCTTCGTACGTCGCGACGACTGTCGATCAAGGCGACGCATTCAGGGACAACGTCGCCGCTGCGCTGCGTCACGTCGGACGCGTGGAGTTCGCGGAGCCAGTACAGATCTCGTTCCAGGACAAGCAATCGATGCCAGGGCTACGGCTCCGGGTCGTCGTGAAGTAGAGGAGACAGACATGACAACTACGCTCGGAGAGGGCTTCCAGCTCGGTCCCGGTGTGCTGAAGATCGGCACGACGGGCACGGAGCTGGACGTCTCCTGTCTCGTCAATAACGCCGTGATCAGCGCGGACAAGGACCAGGCAGACAGCACCACGAAGCTCTGCGGCACCGTGAAGCCGGGCGCTGTGACGTACGCCTACAGTCTCGCCGGGAACATGGATACGGACATCGCAGAGTCCACAGGATTCTTTGCGCTGTCGCAGTCCGCCGCAGGCACGGAGCAGTCCTTCCTCTTCACGCCGAACAATGACGCGGGGACGGAAGCGGCTGGGACTCTCATTATCGATCCGCTCGACTTCGGCGGCGACGAGTCCGGCGCAGACATGACGTCAGACTTCGAGTTCTCCATCGTCGGCGCACCGACGTACACGTACGGCGGAGCGGTCGCCGTGGAGTCCCCGACTGTCGTGGAGTCAGAGCTGGAGTCCGTGTGAGCGCTGTCTCCGTGGAGATCGAAGGCGCAGCGACGCTGAACGCGACGACAGCGGAAGCGATCCACGGACTAGAGGATCTGTCCGCCGCAGGTGCGGAAGCGGGACGACTCGTCCAGCTCCGCGCCAGCGCGGCAGCTCCGAAGCTGTCCGGTGCGCTGTCGCGATCGATCACAGCGGAAGCCAGCGGCAACGAGGTCAACGTCTCCGCGGAAGCGGAATACGCCGCATACGTGGAGTACGGGACGAGTCGTATGGCTGCGCAGCCGTACATGCGACCCGCGCTCGCGGACAGCCAGTCCGCAGTCCTGGAGGCATACGCGAAGGAAGTCCGGACGGAAGTCGGGAAGATCAAGGGAGCGTGAGAGATGGGAGACGTACGACTCTCCAGTCCGCGGATCCGTGTCGTCCGTGACGGCGTGGAGCCGATCGAACTCCAGACAGACAACCGGGATCTGATCCTGTGGGACGCCACGCGGGTCAAACACAAGTGGCCGAAGTTCGATGAAGCGCCGTTCCTGTGGCTCACGTTCCTCTCTTGGGCAGCCGCCCGCAGGACGGGCGCGATCACGACAGCGCACACGTTCGAAGCGTGGCGCGATGAAGTCCTGGAGGTGACGTCCGTAGACGACGACGAAGACGACGCCGGACGCCCTACGGAGCCGGGTCCCGATCCCGGCTGATCGTGGAGCTGGCGATCGCCACTCAGACCGCGCCGCGCGACTGGCGAGACGAGTCGGACGAAGTGATCGCCACAGCGATTCAAGTCCTGGAGCAGCACGCCGCACGACTGAAGCGACAGACGAAGGGAGCGCGGAAACATGGCTGACACCGCGACTCTCGTCGTCAAGATCCTGGGCGACTCCTCCGGCGTCACGAAGGCGCTCGGAGACGTGGAGAAGAAGTCGTCCGGCATGCAAAAGGCGCTCTCCACGGGCGCGAAGGTCGCCGGAGCTGCGCTCGTAGGACTGACAGCTTTCGCGCTGTCCGCCGCTAACGCAGCCGCTGACGATGCGAAGTCGCAAGCGCTCCTCGCGCAGTCGATGACGAAGTCCGCGGGCGCGACGAAAGAGCAGATCGCAGCCACGGAAGATTGGATCTCGAAGACAGCCGCGGCGACCGGCGTCGCAGACGATCAGCTCCGTCCAGCTCTCGCGAATCTTGTCCGCGCGACAGGCGACGTCACGAAGTCCCAGGACGCGATGGGGACAGCGCTGGACGTCGCCGCTGCGACGGGGACGGACGTGGAGTCCGTGTCTAAAGCGATCGCGAAGGGCTACGCAGGACAGACGACAGCGATCGGACGACTCGTCCCCGGCATCGACAAGGCAGTACTCGCGTCCGGCGACATGAATGCCGTCATGGGAGAACTCCAGTCAACGATGGGCGGCAGCGCAGCCGCAGCCGCGGACACGGCAGCCGGACGGATGCAACGCGCACAGATCGCGATGGACGAAGCGAAGGAATCGATCGGCGTCGGACTCCTCCCCGTCCTGTCCCTCCTCGCGTCCATGCTCACGAAGGTAGGAACGTTCGCGCAGCAACACGCGACGTCCTTCCAGATCATGATCGCTGTCATCGCCGCTCTCGCGGTCGCTGTCATCGCTCTGAATGTCGCGATGACGATCATGGCTGCGACGGAGCTGATCGCGCTCGCGCCGCTCCTCCTCATCATCGCCGCCGTCGTCGCGCTGATCGTCGTCGTGATCCTTGTCGTCAAGAACTTCGACACGCTGAAGGGCATCGCCGTCCAGGTGTGGAACGCGATCAAGTCCGCCGCGGAAGCGACGTGGAACGCGATCAAGTCCGCCGCGCAGAGCGTCGCGAACTTCGTCGTGAGCGCGTGGAACCAGATCAAGGCAGGCGCGGAAGCGGCGCTGAACTGGATCAAGAGCAACTGGCCCCTGATCCTCGCCGTCCTCACGGGACCGATCGGGATCGCTGTCGCGCTGATCGTCAAGAACTGGGACAAGATCAAGAGCGCTTTCGAGACAGTCACGGACAAGATCGGCAGTCTGTGGGACGCCGCGATCTCCGGACTCAAGTCCTCCGTGTCCGGACTGGGCGAGATCCTGTCCGCTCCCTTCGATGCGATGAAGAGCGCTATCGGCTGGGTCATCGACAAGGTCAACGATCTGATCGGCGCGCTCTCGCGGATCCACGTCCCGAAGATCAACCTTCCTGGACCGCTCGGAGCAGCGGCGTCCGTCGCGGCTACTCCTGGAGTCACGGCACGCGCAGCCGCTCCGTCCGTGCCGTTCGTGTCCGGACGCGCGTCCAGCTCGGGCGGCGGGATCACGATCAATGTCACTGGAGCGATCGATCCCGAAGCGACCGCGCGACAGATCCAGCGGATCCTGTCCGGACACACTCGCCGCGTCGGACTCGCGTCATGACTATCGGCACGCACACAGTCACTGTCGCCAGGAACGGATGGGGAGCGTCCATCGCTTCCAACTCCTACATGACAGCGAACATCACAGACTGGGGACCCGCGCCGTTCGAAGTCCCGCCGACGTGGAGTCCGGACGGCTCCGCGGAGCTGTCCCGCGGCGGCTCCCTGTGTCGATCCAACGTCGCGACCGCGATCCCGCGCGGAGCCGGAGACGTCCGCTTCCGTGTCCGGACACGGATCACGACGCCGGTCACGGGAACGGTCCGGATCGGGATCACGATCGGACTGAACGTGAACCGCGTCGCACAAGGCGAGTTTTTCTCCAGCGGCGAAGCGCGCGACTACCTGACGCCCGTCATCGCCAACGTCCCCGCGGGGACACACATCTTCGATGCGACGTTCCTTGTCCCCGCGACAGACTCTCCGACGTTCGTCTACGTCGGTCCGCGAGTGATCACGCCATATCGCGCAGACACGAGCGCGGGACCGAGCCGCGTGGACTACCTGGAGCTATTCGCTGTCCCGTCCGCGGACTACTCCGATCTGTCGTGCTACGTGGATCAGGTATCGATCCGACACGGACGGGAGGACTCGTCCGGACAGCCAAGCGCGAGTACAGCGACGATCGATCTGTCCGCAGACGACAGCGACGCTCCGATGATCACGCCGGAAGTCGGCTCCGCGCTCGAAGTGTGGACGTCACTTCCCGGACGCGGCTCGTTCGCGCGCTTCGCCGGGAAAGTGACAGACGTCAGTGTCGGCTGGGACGACGCCGGATACGAGTCGCCGGATCGTCCCGTCATGCAAGTGATCGCCTCGTCCGCGCTGGGAGAGCTGGGACGCCGGATCGTCGGAGACGCGCCATATCCGCAGGAGCTGGACGGACTCCGCGTGAAGCGTGTCGTAGAAGCCGCGGGCTACACGCTCGGAGCGCTCGTCGCGGACGAAGGGATCGCGCAGATCCTCGCACGCGACATCGACGCACAGCCCGCGCTAGACGTCGCTCACGACACAGCACAGTCCGCGCTAGGGATCCTCTGGCAGCAGCGCGACGGGACGTTGGGATACGCCGGATCGGAGTGGCGACGAGGCAACGTCCCCGCGCTCACTCTCGACTCTTGTGATCTCCTCATCACCCCGCTGTGGCAGCGATCCACAGACGGACTCCTCAACGGGATGACAGTCGTCTACGGCGTCGCACCCAGCGGAGGACAGCGACCGACAGCGGCGTCTCTCAACACTGCGTCACGCACGAAGTACGGACGCTATGAAGCGACGTTGACGACGGATCTCGCGCTCCTCGCGGACGCACAGTCGCGCGCATCGCTCGCAACAATCCGCGGCGGGGATCCCGTCTGGATCATGGCCGCGCTCCCCGTGGACGTCGCAGGACTGGACGTCGCGCGTTACGAGCAGCTCCTCTCCCTGGAGATGCACTCTCTCGTTCAACTCACGGGACTCCCGACGATCGGAACCGCGCCGACGAACTCTCATCTGTGGACCGAAGGCTGGTCGGAGACGCTGCGCTACGGCGAACACGAGCTGATCCTCGCCGTCTCCGGCTACTGCCGAACCGCGCCGATCCCACGATGGGACGACGGCGCGACGCTGACATGGGACACGAGTCCTGGGACGTGGGACGGCGCTTCATGTCTCGGACCGCTCCCCGCCACCGGGCGATGGATGGACGTCACGACGACCCAACGTTGGGACGACGTCCCCGCGGCGACGACATGGGACGCGTGGACGTGAGGAGGATCGGATGACCGCCAATACTCCGACGTTCGGGTGGCCGTACCCCGTCGGCACGGATCGCGTCCGCGACGGAGACAACGCGATACAGGCACTCGCCGAAGCGATCGAAGCGACGCTGAACGGCTACACGCCGCCTGTGTGGGGAGCGTGCTACGTCCCCGGCGGCGCAGCGGGAATGAATGCGACATCGTGGTTCGGGACCTGCACCACACAGGGAGCTGGAGGCGGAGTCACAGTCACAGTCAACGGGATCACAGTCCCGAAGCGCGGCTACTACCTGATCAGCGCGACGGCACTCCTCACGTTCACACAGGACGTTGCGGCGACATGCACCCTCTTCTTTGGGGACGGCGCAGCCGTGTGGAGCAAGTCCGCCGCAGAGCACATCGTCGCCCAAGATCCGACATTCCCGAAGGCGGCCGCGTGCCAACTCGTCGTCCCGCTGAACGCGGGGACGATGGTCCGATGGGGAGTCGCGGCGACAGGGACGTCCGCAGGCATCCCGAACGAAGGCAACGCGAACAACTCCCTAGCCGTCCGCCTCTTGCAGATCGTCTAGGAGGACCCCGTGGCAACCACTCCGAAGTTCGCTCTCCCGTATCCGCTAGGGAGCGATCTCCTCATGCAAGGTGACGACGTCATCCACGCGCTAGCTGATCGCGTGGAAGCGATCCTGGGGACAGTCGGGAAGAGCGGGCTACAGAAGTCCGTGAACCTGACCGGATTCAAGCCGTCCGGATCAGTCATCGTCTCCGCCGCGACCGCGACCCTCACCCTGACCGGGACGGGCGGTCTCGTGTTCGTCCGCTCCTCCACAGACATCTCCGGCATGACAGGGGCCGGATTCGTCATCACCCGGATCAACAATGAAGACACGACACAAGGGATCTGCTACGAGTCCGGATCGGGACGCGCGGAACTCACGAGCCAACACATCATCTATGCGCCCGTAGGCGCGACGTCGCTCACGTTGTATGTCCAGACGTTCTCTAATCCCGCCGCGGGGATCTCCGTCAACTCGTGTCGCTGGTCCGTCTACGCGCTCGGCGGCACGCCGACGCTCACCTAGGAGAAGAGTCATGTCCTATCTGACCCAGTCCCATATCGCATCCAACGGCTCCATGATGGATCGGCTCGCGCAGGCCGCTGCGTCCGAAGGCTTCGGGGAACCGGACTCGTGGGCATCCAACAACCGGCGCGTATGGGCAGCTTCGCCCGGCTGGGACGCCGCGTGGGAATCCTCGCTCGCGTCGCATCCCGACGATCCGACGTATGACCCTGGAGCAGATGAAGCCGTGATTACGGACGGGATGATCCTGTCCGCAGTACAGGAGATAGGAGAGCCGGTATGACAGAGCAGACGCCGCAGGAGACGCCGGAGCAGACGGAGCCGGAGCAGCCGCAGCCGGAGCCGCAGCCGGAGGAGACGCCGGAGGAGACGACCGATCAGCCGGAGACGGAGGAGACGGAGCAGACGCCGGAAGAGACTCCCGACGTCGTCCACGTAGACGTCACCCAGGACAACTCCGGATCATGACGCAGCGTCGTCCGGACGGACCACAGGACACGGATCCTCCGGACCTTCCGCTTGTGCTCGTCGTGACGCTCGCAGCGATCAAAGACGTCCTGGAGGAAGCGGAGGACAAGCTCTCCGAAGATCTCGTCCTCCGTCTCTACGCGCTCCGATCCGTCGTCAAGCGCTACAGGGAGGCGCATCCAGAATGACCGCGCAGAGCGGACAGGCCGCAGCGGACAACGCTGGACGCTTCCACACGTACGACACGGGAATGTGTCTGAAGTTCGTACGCGGCGAAGCGTGGAAGATCGGATCCCTCTACGGCTCCGCGATCGAAGCGTGGAACGCAGCTCGCTACAAGCACAAGGGCGACAGGACACCGCCGATCGGAGCGCCGTGCTTCTACTCCGGAGGCAAGTACGGACACATCGTCATATGGCGCGGATCCAAGATGCGCTCCACGGACTGCACATCTGCGTATGACGTCTCAGATGCGGATCTGGACTGGCCCGTCCGCGCCTGGGGAGACACCTATCTGGGCTGGACGGAAGATCTGAACGGCGTACGACTGCCGCTAGGAGAGGACGAGATGACGGAGACAGACTGGGACAAGATGGAGGACCTCATCCGGCGGATCGTGTGGGAGGAACACATGACAGTGACACAGCCGTCCGGCGAGGAGACGTCCAAGGAACGAGAGCAAGTCCTCCGCGAGACTTACCAAACCGTGAAGCGGCTGTGACGTGAACGCGGAGGCGTACCACCTGCTAACGCTGATCGGCGTCGCAGCGATCATCGTCATGTTGCTACTCATCCTCACGCGGCGCGGATGACATGGGCACGATCCGACACGCTCACTCGTCGTCGCTCTACAGCAACTCCGCGGATTCCCTCGCGGATCAAGTGGAGCGCGCCGTGGAGGCGGAGGATCCAGACGCGACGACCCTCACGTTTACAGAGGTTGGCTCCACCTCGCGGACGGAAGTCCTGAAGGACGCCGATCCCGACGAGTGGGCCGCGTGGGTCCCCGACCAATCAGACGTCGGGATCATGTGGCGCAAAGACGAGTTCGGACCGTTGTGGAAGGAGCCTAAGAAGCTCACCGGCAAGATCTGGACAGACGGACAGGGACGCGATCACGAGACGTGGGCCGCGTCCGGACTCTTCCAACATCGGACGTCCGGCAAGACGATGTTCCTCTCCGTCTGCCATCTCCCATCCCACGTCCAGGACGGCGACCACTTCTACGACAACGCGCAAGCGCGTGCGTGGAAGGACGCCGTCAACAACGGCTGGCACACGTACTGGAATGACGTCCGGACGGAGGACCATCCGGACGTCGGGATCCTGACCGGGGACTGGAACATCGACGTCCACATGTCGGAGTGGATCCAGTACGTCCAAGACGTCTTCCCGTCCATGTACTGCACATGGGCCGGAGACAGGGAGCCACCCAACGACAAGGGCACACACGGCGACCGACTGATTGACTTCAGCATGTCCACGTCCAAGCCGTCTAAGGCGAAGCTCCTGAAGGACGACAGCTCGTCCGATCATCGACCGTTTGGCGAAGCGATCCCGTGGCCGTAGATGAAGACGACGACGGGCCGTCCGTGGCTGGATCTGCTCCTCGCGATCGTCGGCAGCGGAACCGGATCGTTCGGGCTGGGCGTCTACGTCGGCTATCGATGGGCTAGACGTCGTCCGTCCGGACGACACGTCACGCGTACGGATTGAATCCCTGCCAGACACGCGACGCGAGTTCCGTCCGGATCACTTCCGCGGACGTGTCGTCACCCAGCTCTAGATCGCGTGCGAGGATCGGTTCCAGCTCCACACGGGACAAGGTGCTGGCCGTTGCGGCGTCCATCCGCCTAGACTCCTCGCGTGGACGTCCTCCGTCTATCCCCGTGGGCGGAGGACGTTCCCAGATCCCCGCTCCTGGGTGGCTCAACACACCCAGGAGCGGGCCTCCCTCGCACATCGATGATCGTCAGCGGAGGTCACTGATTATGTATGTGTGTTAGACTGGAGCGAAGCTCCAGAAGTCCTGGAGCGGAAGTCCGGGAAGGACACACGTCATGGAAAGCATCAACGAAGCTCGTTACGGACGACTGGACTCCGCACACGCGGGACGCATGGTCGTCTGTCGCGACTGCACTACGCGGAGCCGGGGAGTCCTGATCCCCGTGGAGGAGATCGCGGATCACAACGACTGGCACGCTGCGCAAGCGTCCATCGTCCCGCCGCGGGGATCATGCGCGGGACAGGACCTGGCCACGCGGGAGGCTGCGATCGCTCCTCTCCTCGCGGACGGATGGACGCTTGACGCTGCGCTCAACCACGTAGAGGGATCGTGCGATCGCGCGATCTGCTGCGGCTGGGACGATCTCTCGTGAGCGCGCTTCACATCGAAGCGGTCCAGGGCGCGGGTCACTACGACCCGCGCCCCTGGGGCGTCTACGGACGGATCAGCAAGAGGAAGCGCGGAGACGGCGCAGGCGCATACGTGAAGATCGAACGTCAGCACAGCGAAGGCGCGGAGTACGTCCGTCGTCGCGTGGATCCTTCCGCGAGCTTCCGTTACTACAAGGACAACATGTCCGCGTGGGATCCCGACACGTATCGGGAGGACTGGGAGCAGATGCTCGCGGACTGCCGCTCCGGCGCTCTCGCTGGCATAGTCGGATGGAACACGGACCGCTATACGCGACAGCCGGAGCAGATGGAGAAAGCATTCTCGGCTGTCGCAGCGGGACGCGCAGACATGCACACAGTCCAGACGGGACAGATCAAGTCCAAGCTCACCGCGCGGATCCTGACCGCTGTCGCCGCTGAAGAGTCAGATATCAAGTCGGAGCGTCTGAAGTTGAAACACAACGTGATTGCCAGCGAGGGACGTCCCCACGGTGGACGACGTCGCTTCGGCTACGAGTCGGGGATGATCGATCGTCTGGATCCCGCGACGGGAGAGATCATCCCCGGCGTCCGCGAGTCGGAAGCGGCTGTCATCCGCGACATCGCTGCGCGTGTCCTCCGCGGCGACTCGCTCGCGTCCATCGCTCGTGATCTGAACGAAGCGGGAGTGGAGACAGCGGAGGGCGGGATCTGGCGTCCTGGGAATCTCGGACGTCTGATCCGCTCTCCTCATCTCGCGGGGATCCGTGTCCACAACGGACAGGAGACGGACGCGACGTGGGATCCGATCCTGGATCCGACGACGTACCAAAACCTTGTGGATCTCCTGACGGATCCGAAGCGACGGACGTCCACGAGTAACGCGCGTGTCTATCTCCTCGCGGGCCTAGCTGTCTGCCACGCGTGCGGCGCACATCTCCGCGGACGTCCCCACTACAAGTCCGGAGTCCGCTCCTATGCGTGTCTGACGGGACGTCACTGTCACAAGGCGACGGACGTCGTGGATCTCGCTGTGACTGAACTCGTGATAGAGCGACTGTCACGGATGGACGCTAACGGAGCGCTCGTGGATGACAGCGCACAAGACGAGATGCGCGATCTAGAGAAGGAACGCGACGGGATCCATCGCAAGCTGGCGGGCTGGACGGACGCGAACCTGGAGGGACGTCTCCCGGACGAGCAGCTAGAGCGCTCCTCCACGGCAGCACAGAAGCGACTGACAGCGATCGAAGAGCAGATGAAGTCGCTTCGTACTGCGATCGCTGTCCCCGTCGCAGCGCTAAAGGACATGACAGGACCGGGCGCGCGGGATGCGTGGAAGTCCGCCACTTTGGGACGTCGTCGGAAGATAATCGCGTGTCTGACGGAGCGCGTCGCTCTGAAGGGCAGCGGACGTGTGTCCCGCGAGTTCGATCCAGAGCGTGATCTGGAGATCAAGTGGAAGGAGATCCCCGCGTGAACGTGCGAGACATAGCGCGAGTCAGCGTCACGGATCCTGTGGACGGACGACGTCGTACACGGGGACCTAACAAGGCTCCTACGGCGCGAGCTGGGAGGAGCGTCCGTGTCCATCCGCTCGTCTGGGAGACAGCTCTACGGATCAAGCGTCCCGGTGAACGGATCGTGATCGTCTCCGACAGCGAAGTACGTCTAGAGTCAGTCCCGTCGTAAGTTCCTTCCCGGACGAAGCGACAGAGTCCCCGCCCGCAGTCTTGCCGGGCGGGGACTCGTCACGTTGCCGGTCCTAGCGGAACCCCCCCAATTCCTTAGGGTCCACATTGTGGGATCAGCGGCAACGCTGACTAGGGACCCGAGACAGCGACTCGCAACTCTGGGACGTGCGTAACGTCCCGTCCGGTTCCTAATCGCGAGCCATGACAGACGACACGCCGCGGGACGTCAACAATCCGCGGGCGTGGCGTCCTCGCTTGCATCCGTCCAGCTCTGAGACTCACGCTCCGACTGTGACTGTCTCGGACGAAGTACGAGCGAGGATCCGCCAGTGGGCGCGCGAGCAAGTGGACGCAGCTCCGACTCTCACTGAAGAGCAGGTGAACGAACTCCGCGCGCTGATCCATCCTCGCGTCCCTAGGCCGTCGCGTGGATCCGACGATGCGCGCCGCGGCCCTGGGGAGTCGTGAACGTCTGACCGCAGTCCTCACACTCAAACTCCTCCGCGGAGAGCGAGTCAGGCTGGATCTCGTGGACCGCCTTTAGATGCTTCCGCATGTCTGACGGCTGACTAAAGACGCGCTGACATTCCACGCACGTCCGCTCCGTCTCAGACGACTTCGGACGACCCTTGCGCTTCCCGACAGCCTTCGCCGGATCGCCGTCAAACTCTCGTCCATGCTCCTCAACCTCTGCGAAGACGTCGTCCAAACCCTTCCGACAGACGTCACACAGATCCACTGTCAGGAACCTGAACGCCCCGCCGTTCGCGCGGATCGCTAGATCCACGGGCTGTCCTGGCACGTCCTCATCCCGCGACTGATGAAAGTCGCAGAGGACAACGATCCTTGAACTCATGATGCATGTTCCTTCCCTTGTGTAGCTGACAGAAACCGGACGATCGCTTCTAGACGGAAGTCGTCACGATGGAGCGTCCCTGTCTGCACTCCCTTAGCAAGATACCCGTCTGGATAGTCGTAGCGATTGCTCACGACGTGACCGCTCGCTGTCAGTACTTGGATGCGGACAGTCCGACAAGACGGGCAACGTAGACGACGGTCGTACGCGCCTCCCTTTCGATCGAATGAGACAGTCAGCGGCTTCCACTGATGACCCAACTCGCGACAGTGGAGCCACTTGTCGGAGAGATCGCCGACGAAGCTGGCTGGATCAATGTCAGTCTCACTCGTTTTCGCTCTGCGTGCCATAGAGGTTCCCTCCCGATAGCAGTTCCCCACTCGCGGAAGAGCGTAAGGCAGGGACGCCTGGACTGGCAGGGATTGACCCAGGCGCGCCGGACGACACGCCGCTACTTGCGCGCTCCGGACGTTTTCCGACGAAAACTAGTCACGGCGCGCCGTCCGACCCCTCTTGTGGTTCAGGACGGATCGGACGTGGGATGGACACACGGCCCAGGACGTGAGACATCACCCCGAAGGGTGAGCCGCAAACGTCAGGAACCGTGTTACGTGGAATCTGCTCCGTCCTCACACCCAATTCCGGACGGGGATCAAGGACCGCGTTCAAGTTGTGAGCGCGGACGCACCCGCGCGGGGACGAGCGCGCCCACTACTTGATCGCGGCAAGTAGCTGGAGAGGTGGGCGCGAGCATGCCCAAGAACTTCCCAGGTCCCCCAGATGACAAGGGCGACCCGACAGCGATCAAGTACTGGACCGTCTCCGAAGCGGCTCCGATCTTGAACGTCAGCCGACAGCGGCTGCGCGAGATGTGCGCGACGCAGAAGTGGCCGTGTCTGCCGTGGTTTGGGAAGTACTACGTCAGCGCCGCAGACATGGCCCGGATCGTGGAGATGCGGATCGTTGACGTGGACGCGATCCCCGAAGGTGGCACGGAGCTGGGCTGCGTGGAGCGACCGTGGGATGACGAAGAGGGTGTCCAGTGAGCCGCCTCGTCGTGACAGGCGGACGCTTCCATCGCTACTCCCTGGACGGGGAGCGCGTCCCGAACGTGACGACGATCATCAACAAGGCGACAGGCAAGGAAGGACTCATCCGCTGGGCCGCCCGCGAGGCTGCGATCTGGGCACAGATCCACGCGGAGGACGCGGGACAGGGAGAGTCCTGGATCCGTGAAGCGGCAGCCGCACACGAGCGGAAGCGCGACGCGTCCGGACTCGCCGGACGACAGGTCCACTCCATCGCTGAACGTCTCGTGTTCGGGGAGCCTGTCGCGACGGAGGATCCCGACACAGGCGCGGAGTATCCCGACGACGTCGTACGGATGGGCGAGCAAGTCGCGCGCTTCATGGATCGCTGGGACGTGACGCCGGAGACGGCTGTCGTAGAAGCTCCTGTGTTCCACGAAGACGCGAAGTACGCGGGACGTCTGGATCTCGTCGCGACGCTCCGCGGCGGAGATCGCTGGCTCGTGGACTACAAGACGGGCGAGTCCGGAGTGTGGCCGGAGACGGGCGTCCAGCTCGCGGCGTACTCGCACGCGACACACATCGTCATTGGGGAACGGGACATGTTGATGCCGCCGATCCAGCGATGCGCGGCGCTCTGGGTGCGTCCGGACATGTGGGAGCTGATCCCCGTCAAGACGGACGATCACCAATTCAACGTCTTCCGACACATGACGTTCGTCGCGGAGTGGGCGTCCCTGAAGCTGGAGGACACCGTCGGCGCTCCGCTTCCGCTTCCCGAAGTGAGAGCGTCATGAGTACGCCGACGATGGAAGAGACACACGTCGTCCTGTCCGCAGTGGAGTCCTATCGCGCGGACAACCCCGCGGAGGCGGACGTCCTTCTCTCCTCCCTGGGAGACAGGGCGCTCTATTGCGTCTTTTACACGCTCGTCGGAGTCGCGGAGACGATCGATGCGATCGATCAGGAGTCCCGTCATGAGTGAGCTGGCCCTGGTCGAGCCGAGCCGCGGAGATCTGGACGTCAACTACTGGACGGACTGTCTCGTCTTCGCCGCACGCGTCGCGGAGAAAGTCGCTGACACAGAGTTCGTGTCCAAGTCGCTCCGCGGACGTCCCGAAGCTGTCGCCGCCGCAGTCATGTACGGGATCGAAGTCGGAGTCACGCCTATGGCTGCGCTCCAGGGCATCCACGTCGTAGACGGACGTCCAGCTCCATCGTCGGAACTCATGCGCGCGCTGATCTTCGCCGCAGGTCACACGATCGCGATCCACGAAGCGACAGGACAGCGTGTCCGTGTCTCCGGACTGCGGAAGGGACAGCCGGAGTCGGAGCGCTTCGTCGTGGAATGGACGATGGACATGGCCCGCGCGGCGGGACTCGCGAACAAGCAGAATTGGCGGACGTATCCGCGGGCCATGCTGATGGCTCGCGCGACTGGGGATCTCGCTCGTGTCCTCTTCCCCGACGTGATCAAGGGACTGGGCTACGTCGCGGAAGATACTGCGATGGATCCGCGGGAAGTCCCCGTGGAGGAGCGCGCCCCGGAACCGCGTAAGGCGCTCCAGCGGGGACGACGATCCACGATGGACACGGACACACACGACGTGCCGTTAGACGCTCCTGACCCTCCTAGCGCTACGGCTGGGACGTCTGACGGTCGTCCTCCTGTCGCTCCGCCACGACGGGAGGAGACTGGGGGGCCAGCGGAGCGGGCGGACGGTTCGGGGGAACTGCCTCCGTCCGCTCCGTCTGGACGCGTGGACGAGTACGACGTCCCGTTGCCGGAGCTGGAACCGGAGCCGTCCGCACCGGAGCCGACGTCCGGCATGCAACCGATCACGCCCGGTCCGCTGAAAGCGATCCACACACTCCTGTCCGGACAGCTAGGGAGCGCTGCGACAGTGGAGGAGAAGCGGGAGATGCTGTCCGCGATCGTCGGACGCGTCGTGGAGTCGTCCAAGTCGCTCACACGATCAGAGGGCTATCGCGTCCTGGACTACCTGAACCGCTTCGAAAACGGCGCAGCGTCCTGGGAGATGGATCCAGAGACGGGCGGGATCACGATCCAAGATCTCCGCGAGCCACCCGATGACGACGGATGACGATCTCCTAGGCCCGCGGGACGGCGACACATTCGATCCAGTCCGCGACACGGAGCGACTCAACCGACAAGCGCTAGATGTCTTCCACGCGATCCAGGACGGCACATGGCACACGCTCGCGGAGCTGTCGGCGCACACGGGACACCCGGAAGCGTCCATCTCCGCGCGGCTGCGTGATCTACGCAAAGCGCGCTTCGGATCGCACCTCGTGGAACGGATCTACCTGGGAGACGGACTCCACGCGTACCGATACGGAGGAACGATGACGAATCGCACCCGCGGGGACTATCTGGAGCGACAGGCGCGCGACGCGCTCCGCTCGTGCGGCTGGATCGTCGTACGCGCCGCAGGCTCGCTCGGTCCCGCTGATCTCGTCGCGCTCCGACGTGGATTCAAGCCGCTCCTAGTCGCATGCAAGACAAACGGCAAGATCAGTCCGGACGAGCGGACAGCGATCGTGGACGCGTCCTGGGACGGAGACGCGCGTCCACTCATGGCGTGCCGCACCCGGCGCGGCTGGGTGGATCTCCACACAGTCAAGCCGGAAGGGATCGGGGACAGGATCGATCAGATCAAAGTCCCGCCGCGCCCGAAGGAACCGGACGAGCTGGACGAGCCGGACGAGACGTGACGACGATCCATCCCCGCCGATCCTGGCGACTCGTCTTCATGACGTACCCCTGTCCCACCTGTGGAGCAGAACCGGGCCAGGAATGCGTCACGAAGACAGGACGCGTGTATCGGGACGTCCACGCAGAGCGGACACAGAATCACGAGCGCTGTCCCCGCTGCGGCGTCGTCCTCACACAAGAGGAAGAGCCGGGGACGTTGTGCTCGAAGTGTCAGCTCCTCCGACGACTGGAGATAGAGCGCGTCACGACACATCGGAGGAAGACATGACGCAGCAGCTCTGGCACTACACGTGTGAACACGCAGCGGACAAGATCGGGGAGCGCGGTGTCCTCCTCCCCGGCGCGGAGCTGAACAAGGACTTGCCGGAGTGGCTGTGGTGGGCCAACTACGTGTGGCTGACGGATCTGCCGGCAGCGAACCGCGGCGCTCTAGGACTCACGTCCTACGCGATCGAATGTGACAGGACGGAGTATCGCTATCGCGTCCTGGACGCACGTCACGTCCGCTCCTGGATCTCCATCCGTCGCACGCTGTCCCATCCCGAAGACGTAGAAGACGCGACGCTAGACGGACGTCCCGCACATTGGTACGTCTCCACGCATCCCGTCCCCGTCGTACTGGACCAGCCGGAAGACGGCTGGACGGTCCGTCCCGATGTCCGATGAATTGCCGCCGCATCCAGGGATCGGAGATCCCCGCGCCTGTGGAGCGCGGATATGGATCGCAGGACACGAGTGGATCTGTGTCAGACACGTCCACGACACGCAAGAGAACCAACGTCGCAGCGTCCAGCCGCATCCGTACTTCCCACAATCCGAACGGC